TTATTCCACATCGCCTCGAAGCCGTCGCGAGGTGCTGCTTGCGCAGACGACGCGCCGGATGGTCGCAACATGTTCCCGGCCGTCGAAGGCACGCTCTGACGGACGCGGCCGGTTGTGGCCTTGATCGTTTGGTACATGGTCTCGATGAGGCCGCGCCATTGCTCGGGCCGCGACGTGGCCATGATCTGTTGCACCTGCGGCAGCAGGATCTCTTCGATGACCGGGTAGTCGATGTCCGTCTGTGCCTTCTGTTTGACGAACTGGTCGATCTGGCCGAGGGCGCCGTCGACGACACGCTGCTGCTCGACCTGGGTGTTTTCTTGCTGGCGCTGCTGCTGGGTGCGCTGCTCGACGAGGCCCTGCTGCCACCGACCGCGTGCGAGTTCGATCGCGTGCTTCTCGGTGATCTGCATGCCGTCCACAGCCGCGCGCAGGTCGGGAAACTTCTCGAGCGGGTCGATCGCGCCGGCTGCCGGCTCACCGGTCAGAAGGGCCAGCTGCTGCATCTGCTCGCGCAGCACGCCCATGGCGCCGGCGTAGTCGCCGCTGTTGATCATGCCGATCACGCCGACCGCCTGCTGGAATTGCACCGGCTCCACCTTGTTGTGGACGAGCGATTCCTTGATCGGGGTGATCTGCCGCTCCAGCGTGTCGACCTGCTCGCGCAGCGGGCGGAGTTCGCGCAGCTCGTTCGCCATCGACTGGAAGCGCTGCTGCGACTCCGGCTTCAGGCCCTCGGGCATCTTCAGGTCGTCGGGGGCGGGCTTCGCAGCGGGGACGACGGGTGCGCCCGGGACCGCTGGCTTCGCGCCGGTCAGCGCCGCAGCAGCTGCATCGGCCGCCACCTTCGCGGCGAACCGGCCCGCCTCGTCGCGCGGCTGTCCCTGCGGCACCTCTTCGGCACCCGTCGGGAACATTGCCTCCATCATCGTCTTGGGCGCAGCCGCATCAACGACGGGCGTGTCCGGGACCACTGCGGCGTCGGGCGCCACCACCTCCGCCGGCACCGACGTGTCGATCGCACCTCCGCCTCCGCCCCCTTCGTCGAGGGCGTTCATGAGGCAGAAGCGTCGGAACAAGCGGTGCAGTTTCATGGCGGCGGTTGGTCAGTTCTGTTGTGCGGGCATCGTCATGCAGCCGGTGCGGTGTTTTCCCCGCGTTTACAGCGGCCCACTGGAGCCGTAGTCGTCCGGCTCATCGCTGGGCGCGAGTTGCTCGAGCGGCTCCGTCTCCATCTGCTCGATCGGCGGCACATCGGGCAGCGGCGTCGCGGCCGGCAGCGTGTCCGTCGCCGGGGCGGCCGCGGCCTGGATGCGAGCGACGATGACCTTGGCTTCGGCTTCGATCGGCGCTGTCACCTTCGCCACCTCGATGTCGCGGCGCGCGTTGATCTGCGCCACCTCCACATCGCGCTGGGCGTTCGCCTGGCCGACGGCGACCGTGGCCTGCGCCTCGTCCGCCTTGCTCTTCAGCTGCGCCTCCAGGTCCTGCACCTGCTGGGTGAGTTCCTGGATCTTCTCCTGCATCTGCTGGCCGATCTGCTGGACGCGCGGATCTTGCATCGGGTCCGGCGCGCCCTGCCCGTCCTCGCCTTCCTTCGGCGCCGGCAGATACTGCTCGATGTCGAGCCGCTCGTCGAAGCGCCGCAGCGTTTCCTTGACCAGCGCCACGACCGCGGCGGCCGATTGCGTATCGCCCTTGGCGCGCAGCTCGGTGACTTGGGCCAGCGCCTTCTCGATGACCGGCAGCACCTTGGTCCACCGGTCCTGATCCTGCAGGCGGTCCGGCTTGCCCGTGCTGCCGCCCTGCACCCGCACGCTGACCTGCCGGAAGATCTGGTCGGCAGTCATCTGCGGCCACACCGCCTCCTCGCCGGCGATCTCTCGCACCTCGGCCTCGGTCATCTTGCGCAGGCACATCTCGAGCACGTAGGCGCCCACGTCCGAGAGCATGTCCTCGGTGATGTCGGTGCGCTCGCTGCTGCGGCTGCGCAGGCCCTGGGCCAGGATCTCCGCCTCGGTGGCGGTCTTCGCCTGGGTGACCGTGCCGCGGCTCGCGTCCCCGCCGCCGAGCGTCTGTTCGATGTCGCCGCGCGCCGGCGCCGTGTCGTAGGCCGTCGGGTTGATGTTCCCGAGCGTGCCGCTGAAGATGTCGTCGCCGATCGGCTTGCCGCCATTGCCCTCGACGACGATCACGTCGGAGCCCTGGCGGTTGGTGATGTTCGTGACGTCGGTCGGCGTCAGTGCTCCACCCTTGCGCACCACGTTGAGCGGCAGCGCGAACTTCCGGTCGCGCACCAGGTCGTCCCGATTGGTGTTGTACTCGTTGACCAGCTGGGTGATGAGTTCCACGTCCGACTGCGGGTAGAACGCCCCGTCGACCTCGTTGAACAGCATCAGGAAGAACGGATACCACTGCCGGCCGGTCCAGTCGGGCGACATCGGCGGCTTGACGAAGCCTTCCTCGCCATCACACACGTACAGCACGCGGTTCGACGTCTGGTCCCACACCTCGTAGACGCACAGCAGGCAGCGGTGCTGATCGCCGCCGCTCGCGTCCTGCGTCGAGCCGTCGGCGGCCTTCGGCTTGTAGCGCTTGGCCTTCTTCGCCTCGTAGCCGGCCCAGGCCTTGTACTTCTGCGGCGTCATCCACACCCGGTGCGCCATCGCGTCGGCGCGCGGGTAGTCCTGCACCTCCTCGACGGACTCGTCGAGGATGATCACGTCCTCGGATTTCACGAAGTCGTAGACCGGACCGCGCCAGACGGTCACCTCGCTCTGCGACTCCAGGCCGGCGAGCGTCTGCTGGAGCTCGGCCAGCTTCAATTCGTGGTCGGTGGTCGACGGGTCGTCGAGCTCGGCGCGCAGGGCCTCCACCTTGTTGATGTTGTCCTGCGTGTCCTTCATCCGCTCGATGATTGCGGTGTCGGTCTTCGTGTCCTCCTGCCATTGAGCCTTCGTCCAGCCCACGGCAGTGGTGTAGGCCGCGGTCAGCTGGCGCTTCGTGCGCTTCTTCAGCCGCGCGTCCTCGACCAGCAGTTTCTGCAGCAGCGCCTCGGCGGTGTCGCAGAACCCCTGCACCATCTTCAGCCGGGCCTCGGGCACGCCCTTGCGCGGCTTGACGGAGAACTCCGGGTCCTTCGCGTACACCTGGGGCCGCATGCTGGCAAGGTTCGAGAAGAACAGGTTCGTCCGGTACGGCTTGCCCTCGGCGTCAGGGTTCTTGCCCTGCAGCCGCTGGCGGTTCGTGGCGAATCGCTTCGTGGCCGCCTCGGTCCGCTTGATCGCCGCTTCGATGCGGCTCATCCACTCTTTGGCGAGCGCCTTGTCCTGGTCGGACACGACGCGCTCGCCCTGCTGTGGCTGGGCCGGCTGCGGCGATGTGGACGGAACGAGGTCGGCCATCTATCAGCCTTCGAGCGCCAGCGACGCCGTGCCGGAGGTGTAGGCGCTGATCGTCGCGTGGATGTAGCGCGACAGCTTGACCTCGGCCACCATGGCAGCGTTGGTCGCCGCCATCACCACCGTGGAGGTGGCCTTGGTGGCCGAGCTGGCCGACGTGGCGTTCACGTTGGTGACGCCCTGCAGCGCGATCGATTGGATCGGCGCGGGGACGGCGCCCAACAGCGAGTTGTCGTTCGCGGTGAACTCGGCCAGGCTGGCGAACGAGGTGAGAACCAGCGTGCCGACCAGGTTGCCGCCCACCGCCAGGCCGGCAGAGTGGCTGTTCATCAGCGGCGTGGTGTCGAACACCTGCGCACAGCGCGGCGTGCCGCCGTAGGCGCCGTTGCCCACCGATCCGACCAGCTGGCCGGTCGTTGCGGTCAGCATGTTCAGCGTCCACTCGCCGTTCATAGCGGTGAGGCCGGTGACACCGGCGATGGCCACCTTGTCGCCGGTCTTCAGCCCGCTGTTGGCGGCGAAGGTAGCGACGATCGGGGTGGCGTTGGTGCCGCCGGTGATGAGCAGCAGGTCGACGGCGGAGCCGGCGGAGCCGAGGGACTTGGTCTTGACGGACATGATTCGTTCCTTTGACGCAGAGGACAGCCCTGCCAGCCGGGTGCACAGCGAGGGGCTGCACCGGCCCCGTGGTGATCAGTGCTTCACGCCCCCGGAAGCCAGCACGATGTCGTCGCCGATCAGCGGCCGGATCGCGTCCACGTCGTTCACGAAGGCGTCGGACTTGTCGGCCGCGGGCTTGGTGGCGAGCTCCAGGCGCTGGACCGGATTCAGGGTGGCGAGGCGCGCGAGGGCGGCCTGCGCGTCGATGTAGCGCTCGTCCTCGGCGCCGAGCGCGTTGATCGTGTCCTCGAGCCCCATCCCGGCCAGCAGGTCCGCGTGCTCGCGGCTGTCAGCGTGGATCAGGATCGCGTCGCCGCCGACGGTGCAGCCGCCGGCCAGCGTGAAGATGTTGGTGCCGTCCAGGACGCCGGCCACCGTGTACAGGTAGGCGACAGCGCCGTCCTCGTCGACGTGCGTTCCCTCGAAGATCACGGCCGGGTCGACCAGCCGTTTCAGGTCGGCCGCGTCGATCGAGCGGCGGTGCGTGAAGTCCAGGGCGAGTTCAGGCGTCGAGTGCATGCACCCATTGAGCCGTGACCCGACTGGCGTTTTCCCCGCGTTTCAGCCCCGCAGCAGCCGGCGCTTCTCTTCCTCGTCCCGCTTGATGATGCCGTCGAGGGACCATGCCGGCGGCCCGGTGAAGACGCGCGGCTTCTTGACGGTGCTCCACGGGCGCGCCATGCACATGTACCGCGTCTCGTCGCCCACGTGGTCCTCGCCCTTGGTGTCGACGTCCTCCAGCTTGTTCGGGTCGTTCTGGAGGGCCGGGAACGTGCGCAGGAAATCCCGGCAATCCTCGGTGACGTAGAGCATGGGCTTGCCGTCCTCACCGTTCAGCCGGCCGCGCACCTGCTGCCAGCCGGCCACGCGGTTGGTGTCGGCGCGCATGAAGCGCGGGCCGGTGTGCTCGTCGATCTTGACCATGCGCTCGAACAGCGACGGGCCGCTGGAGGTCGTCCACAGGTCGGTGCCGGCCGGGCTCATCTGCTCGTTGATCGTCTCGCCCGCCTCGCGCGCCTTGATGCCGCGGGCGATGTCCTCGATGTCCATCCGGATGCCGACGTCCGGGTTTGCGTTGCCGCCGGCGTCGCGCTCCACCCCGTACCACTCGCGGTAGCGAATGAGTGCGCCGGCCGGGAACTGTCGCTCGCTGCCGTCCGACATCTTCACCCATTCGTCCTCGGCCACACACCACCAGCCGACCGAGAACGGATGAGCCCCGCCCCAGTCCATCGACCGGCCGCGCGTCCAGTGCTTCGGTGGGGTGAAGCGCGGTATCTTGTGCAGCGCCGAGCGCCAGTTCTCGAAGAACGCGCCGGCCACGATGTCCCAGTCGCCCTCGAACCATGCCTTGCGCAGCGCCTCGTTGCCTGCGGTGGCGGCCAGCAGCCGGTTCTTGTAGCCCGGGTCCGCCTGCATGCCGATGCGGTTGTCCGCCATCTTCGACGGCACGAACATGCGGACGAAGCCGGTCTCGGGGTCCACGTAAGGCGTCATCGGCCTGGTCACGTCGATGTAGCGGCCCTTGACCCACACGTGCCCGATGCCGCCCGGGTTGCCGGTCAGCCGCACGGTGCATGGAATGCCGTACGGGCTGCGCAGGCATGACAGCATCTTCAGGAAGCCGGCCGGGCTCGCGTACTCGGTCACCTCGTCGAAGCTGATCCGGCAGTACTGGTGCCCGTGGTACTTGCCGTAGTCCTTCTCCGCCTCGATGAAGCGCATCTTGACGCTGGCGCCGCTCGGCCAGTACCAACAGTTCGAGAACGGGTACTCGGCGCTGGGCTGCGTCTTGTAGGTCGCCCCCTCCTGCGGGAACACCTCCATCGCCCGGGCCTGCAGCTCCTCGAGCTCCGGGTAGGTCTTGCGGAACATGATCCCCCGGTAGTGCTTGCCGAAGCGCAGCGCCCCGTCCTCCTGGTAGCCGAGCTGGAAGTCGCTCTTCCCGCCGTAGCGCTCGCCGCCGTAGAACAGCTCATCGCACCAGTCGGCCTCGATCGCAGGGAGTTGCCCGCCGGGCTGGGGAATCCACATTCAGGCGAGCCCGTGCGTTTTGAGCCACTGATCGCGGGTCAGCTGCGGGCGCAGTGGGCCGGCCATCACGCCGGACTGCCGCTCCGCCTCCTCGGCTTTGGCCATCCGATCCTTCGTCGCGGCGATCAACCCCATGCCCATGGCGGCCGCCTCGTTCGACACCTTCGTCAGCATGGCGACGGTCCGAAGGGACGCCTCGGAGGCGCCGCTTCCAGGGTTGGCGTCGTCGATCTTGGCTGCCTCCGTGTTGGCGAGCGCCTGGAGGCGATGCGCTGTCTTGGCTCCGAGTTCCGCCGCCTTGGCCGAACTCTTCATCACGTTGCCGATCGTCTCGGCGAGCGAGAGAGCGCTGTACTGCTGCGCGACCGGCAATTCAGCCAGCGCTGTCTGGGCTTCCGCAACCTTTTGCGCAACCTCACGGACCTTTTGCGATTTTTGCGCAACTCGCCGCGTCACCTGCGATGGATGCACCCCGTACTCGCGGGAGAGATCGCTCGCGCCCTCCCCTGCGGCCAGCCGGCGCTCGACTTCTTCCCACTGGGCGGGACTCAGCTTGGAGGGGCGGCCCATGTCAGCCCTTCAGCGCCGGGAACAGCGCCTTCAGCCCGGCCGGCGAGTTCAGGCGGTCCAGCCAGCGCTGCTCGGCGCTGACGACTTCGATAACCTCCATCGTCAAGCGGTCGAGCACCAGGGTGCGCGGCGGCAGGTGCATCGCCTCCCACCAGACCGCATCGAAGGTCTCCATGATCTCCTGGGTGGTGGTCATCGCGGGGCCTCCGAAGCGTCGATGGCGCGCAGGATGTCCTCGTCCGAGGCGGTGCGCAGCCAGTCGATGCGGAATTCGAGAATGGCGGGCGCTGCTCCCGCGTGTTTCTTCGCCGCTGGCACGCAGAGCACTGCGCAACGACACGGGCCGCCGGGCGGGTCGAGGCGCTTCTGCGTCTCCCGGACGTTCTTCAGCACCACAGTGCGCCAGTCGTCCTGGCGGATCAGGTCCGCGCCGGGCTTGCCGGCCGCGGCAAGCTCTTCGGCGCTCATGCCACGCGTGATGTCTCGCAACTTCCTGTCCGCCGCGTGGAAGTGGTCGTAGACGGCATTGATGGCTGCCGCCACGGACTCTGGAGACATCGCGCGTCGCGTTGAGGATGCTGGGGGCGCCCCGAACTGGCGGCGGATCTCCCGGCCAACACCCTCAAAGGTGCTGTCCTGCAGGCCGTCGGCCGCGCTCTCCGCGATCTGGGCGCACTCCTCGGCCACCAGAGTGGCGAAGGCGGCGATAACTGGCTCATAGGCCCCATAGCCGTCGCGGCCCTCGAAGTGCGCCGCGATGCCGGATTGCGTGGCAAGGCGCTGGATCAGTTGATTGCCCATCAGTCGCAAACCCCCGAGGCTGAGCAGTCCGGAGCATCGATGCTCCGGTGCGTGGTGGTTTCGGTCCCGCCACCACCGCAGGCGGTGAGCAGCAGGGCCAGGAGGAAGGTGGCGGCGGTTTTCATGTGGTCTCCGTGAACGGTAGCGGCAGGCTCTCGCCCACCTTGATGACCTGTTGGCGCCGGTCCATCGCTGCGATCTCCAGGGCGATACGGAACCGGCGCTCGTGGTCGATGTACTGCCTCGGGCAGTGCTTTGCGAACAGGGCCAGCACGATTCTGGCGTCAGATTCGCGGGGTTCTCCCCCTTCCGTCCATCCTTGAACGGTCGTGGGGTCCCGCCCGACTCGGCGGGCGATCTCCTTCATCGGCACGCCGACGCGCATCAGGGCCCGCACGATGGTGAACCAGTCGCGGCGGCGGCCATGGCTCAGGTTGTGGCTCACTCGGTGGGCTCCTTGCGGCGCTCTCGGCGCTGAACTGGCGCGCCGATCGACTCACCGACGTGGTAGTCGTGGCAGTGGGGGCAGTGGTGGGCGTGGACGATCGCGTCGTCCATCTGCCTGCGCATCCGCTTTGCCGCGGCCGCAGCAGCGCTGAACCGCGTGAAGCGGTTCTTGCCAGTGCAGCCGGGCAGCGGGTTCATGCGATCAGCGCGGCAGCACGGCCCAGTCGTTCGCGAACAGGTCGCCCTGGCTCGGCACCCACGGCACCAGCAGGCCCTGGGCGTTCTTCAGCACCAGGTAGGGCGCACCCATCTTCGAGTTGTGGTCCGGGTACTGCGCTTCGACGTGCTGGCCGGCGGCGTTCCAACCAGCACGGGTGACGCACTGGCCGTCCTTCGCGTACATCAGGGCATCTGCGAAGCTGCGGATCGCCTTGAGCTCGACCGTGACGCGCACCGTGGCATCGAGCTGCTGCCGCTGCTGAGCCATGCACTTGCCCATGGTCGCGTCGGCGAAGCCGCCGATCGCCGCTCCCAGGCCCGCGTGGCCGATGATCGTGCCGCTCTTGATTTCACCTTCGTTCATCTCGTTCCTTTCGTTGTGCCGGGCGTCTCAGCCGCCGGCTTGCTGGCCGCGAACTTCTCGCGGGCGGTGATCAGCGCGCAACGGTGCATGTGGCGTGCGGGGATTGAGCCACGCTCTTCTGCCGACAGGTCGGGCAGTAGTGCACGTAGCGCATGCCGGATGGGATGTAGAGGAAGTTCGGCAGGCCGTGCTCCGGGTCTGGGCATAGGGCCTTCTCCGGGAGCCTGTGAAATCCTGGCGCCTCATCTACGCCAGCCCATGTCTCGGCGATCTTCATGCCGATTTCATGGGTGCGCCGCAGCGCGTCAGCTTCTGTTGTCAAGTCCCATTCCCTTGGGTCGTGTGTCATTCGATCCTCGCTTTGAGTTCGCGCAACTCGGCGCGGTAGTGATCCCGCAGGGCCTGCAGGTCGGGGATGGTCAGCTTCAGCGGGGCGTGGGGGCCTTCGAGCCGCTCGACTTCGGGCAGCCCGACGCGGCGCACGAGCTCAGCGCGGTACAGGACCGGGTTGCCGTGCAGGTGTCGGTTGCAGGGCACGCACTGCTTGTGGACGTTGGTCTCGGTGAAGCGCAACTCGGGCCGGGCGCCGGTGGTGAGGTAGTGGCCAGCGTCGTAGCTGCCGTCGTGGTGCCGCAGGCAGCTGATGCACGGGCGATCGGCGTCCCGGGCGCGGATGTAGGCGTTGAAGTCCTCCTGCGCCTTCGCCAGCCACCAGGAGCGCGGCCGGGCTGCAGCCTTCGCGGCTCGCGTGGCGATGCGCTCCTTCTTCGCCTTCGCATCAGCCACCACCTGCAGGGCGCACTCGATACCGCAGGCGGCCTGGCCCTTGCGCGCCGGCGTGAAGCGGTCGCCGCAGGCCTTGCACGCCTTCGGCCGGAGCACTGGCACCTTCAGGCGCGCCTCGGCCTGCTTCTTCCGCAGCTCGGCGGCGTCGGGGCGCTTGAAGCCTTTGCCGGGCGCCATGGGGGTGCGCTTCACTGGTCGCTCCAGTCGAGCTGCTGGCCGCCCTGCTGCCAGTTCCGATTGCGCGGCTGGCCCTCGTATGGATCGGCACCGAGGATGCGGCACAGCGCTTTGAAGCTCGACCACGTGACGCCATCCTCTGCGTTCGTCTTGACGAAGCTGGCCAGCTGCTGCGGCAGCATGTCGGAGTCGTCGTCGATGATGGCGTAGGCCTCGATGTCATCGCGCGCATCGAGCCAGCGCTGGATCTGGCTGCCACGCGGCCCCATGCCGTTGTCGGTCCGGTCGATGATCGGGAGGCCGAACGCGCGGCCGGCGTCGGCGAAGTTGCAGTGCAGGCGCCACGCTGACGACAGCACCACCTTCGCGCCCGTGTTGTCGCAGACGCGCTGCAGCAGGCGGATCGCGACCTGGTCGAAAGCCGCGATGTGGTCGAGTTGCATCGGGAACCCACCGAAGGCGACGCAGGTGCGGGTGCTGTTCAGCACGCCGTCGATGTCGAGGAAGAGGACTTTCATCCCTGGTACTCCTGCCACTTCGGCACGCTGAAGCGCACGCCAAGGTCGGTGGCGGCGAAGGCCTGCACCTGGTCGAGGTAGTTGCCCATCGCGCGCACCTTGAGCTTCGTGGTGCTGCGCAGGCGGCGGATGATGGTCGGGCGCTTCTTGCCGGCGACCCGGACCTTGACGACCTCGTAGCCGAGGAACTGACGGCGGAACAGCTCGTGCCACGCCTCCGAGACCCAGCGTTGCCCCTCGATGACGGCCTGCTCGCTGATCTCGCTGAGCACCGGGCCCCAGTAGAAGCGGTTCTGCTGGACGCTGCGGTCGTCCTCCTGCTGCTCGACCAGCACGCGCACCGGCGCGCCGTTCGAGAGGATGGCCTGCGCGTGTGCGTAGCCCTGGCGCGCGGCCTCGTGGGCCTGCTCCTTCGTGCGGCAAATGCGGTCGAAGGCGTCGCTCACAGGCAAGGCCCTCCAACCAGGCAGGCTGCTGCGGTCAGGGCCGCGCCCTTCGCGCCCCAGGCCAGCATCAGCAGGCCACGGACCGCGATGGCAGCGCCCAGCACGAACACGATCGCGCCAGCGCCGCCCCAGTCGCAGAATTCATCGAGGCTCACGCTGCCTCCGAATGGGTGTTAGTGCGCGTCGGGTTCGAGGGGCTGCGGCCGTAGGTGACCTTCGTCGCGGCGGTGATCAGCGGCTCGCCGGGCAAGCGCGCCGGGCCGCCCGCCGGGGGCTTCGGTTGGTTCGTGAACGTCGGGATTTTCCCGGACCGCTTCTGGTAGGCCTTCGGCTGCCGCTCCGGTTGATCCTGGGCGAGCCGCTCGCGGTCCTCGAAGTTGCCGAAGTACCGAAAGCTCGATGTGCCAGCGATCTGCAGCTGGTGGATTTTCCTGACGGTGACCAGGTTCTCGATCGCGCGTCGCAACTTCACGCGGTCGGTGTTCGAGAAGCCTTCGAGCTCGTCCGTGAAGACGTAGCCGGCCGGCGTGCGGGCGATCTTCAGGATTGCGGCGGTGAGCGTGCCGGCGCGCTCTTTCCGGGTCTTGGGGTAGGCGTTCATGCGATCACCTCGTGCCATTGCGCCGGCGCGAGGCCGGGCGGTTTGCGCGGCCACTCGTCGACCGCCAGGACGCGCTGCACCGTGGGCCAGTCGTCGTCCATGTCGCCGGTGGCGATCAGCGCCTCGTCGATCTCGCGCTGCGGCGCATCAGCACCGCGGCGGACTTGGTCCAGAAGCTTTCGGGCTCGGTGGAGGGTCATTGGGGTTGTCCTTCGGGTTCGTTGCGCAGCGCGGCACGCCACGCCGATCGCTGGAATGGGTTCAGGCGCTCGCCGGCCATCTCTCGCTCGCGCAGCCGGCGCGCCTGCGCCTTCGGGTCGGCATCCGGCTTCGGCGCAAGGGCCTTGCCGACCACCTCGGCCACCACCGCATCGGTCGCCTTCGGCGCCGGCAGCTGCTTGTGCTCGAAGTAGTCCGGCCGGCCGCGCGCCAGCACGCGGAACTGCGTCGCGGTCGGCGGCCGGTCGGGTGGCAGGTGGTCCAGGGCGTAGCTGATCGACGGCGGCGTCATGCCATCCAGCGCGCTGGCCCAGTCGGCCTTCACGGCATCCATCGGCACGCCATTCCACTTCCGCAGCCAGTCGTCGCCGTAGCGAACCAGCAGGCGGGCGAACAGGCTGTCAACCCACGAGGCGGGGAGTGGCATCGAAGATCTCCATGGTGGCGGGCTTGGTGCCCTTGCGGTTGTCGAGGATTCCGCCGGTCATCTCAGCGACGCGCTCAGCAGCGGCTTCAGCGTCACGCTCACGGAAGGTCGGCGCCTGTGCGCGCTGCAACTCGTGCGGCTTCAGCCAGTCGGCCATGAGGCCCTGCGTCCCGCGAAAGCACCAGATCTCGAGGAACGCCTGCAGCGAGATGCCAGCCTTCACAGCCTCGCGGCCAGCGCCATCGATGACGGTCTTCGTGACCGGGGCGCTCTTCTTGCGCCGCAGGTCGAGAAAGTCGGACCAGGTCTGCGCGTCAACACCGTCAGGGCATGCCGGCGAGGCGGCGCGCTTGCGTGCCGGCTTTTCTTCTTCACGAAGTGAAGGAGTGGTTCCGGTTCCGGTTCCGGTGTCGTGACTCACAGTGGAGTCCTGCGCCTGTCCGGTGGATGTCCCGCGGGACATGTCAGGGACATCCGCGTGACCACCGCGGGTGCGCCCCTTGCGTTCCGCCTCCTTCCGGCGGTACTCCAGCATCTCCAGCACGCGCTGCACGATGGTGTCGTGGTACAGGCGACCGTCGTCAGCGAGCCACCAGCCGCGCATGAGGATCGGCCCGACCTTCACCCACACGGCGGGCGGGATCTTGCACTTCGCGCGGATGATGTTCTGGTCGTTCGGCATCGAGCCAACCGGCTCCATCGTCCAGGCCATCAGCCACATCATCAGGAGCGCGGGCTGCGCCATCGGGATCTCGGACGCGAGCGACCAGGTGTCGGACTGGTCGACCTTCTCGTAGTCGATCTCGAAGCGCCAGCCCTTCGCTTTTGTCTTGGCTGGGTATGGTGCGAGGCGCACTTCGGTCATGCCAGAGCCCACTCCCTCTCGGGCCGGCCGCTCGTGCTCGGCACGAGGTTGCCGGTCTGCTTGACGAAGCCCTTGCGCTCGAGCTGCACCAGCCGGCGGCAGATCTGGACGCCGTCCAAGCGCGAGCGCGCGGCGATGCCATCCTTCCCCAGCGGGCCGTGCTTCTTCAGACAGGTGAGGATCACCGTGAAGTGCGTCAGCTGCAGCTCGGCCGCCGATTGCGCGGCGAGGTGGCTGGTGGTCGGGTCCGACCGGCGAGCCAGCGCGCGCGGTTGGTCGACGTCGGCGAGGGTCAGCTGGTGCATGCAGCCTCCGAGGATTTCGGGGTGGGGGTGTGCAGGCCGCCGGTCTCATCCATGGCGGCCATCTGTTCCCTCCACTGCATGACGCAGTGGGGCTCGTAGATGTCGGCCGGCGCGGGCTGCAGGCGCTCGGGCGGCAGCAGGGTGTCGAGGAGGCGGCTCATGCGGCGGCTTTCTCGGCGCGCCGGGCCGCGCGCTTCTCCGCACACCCAGCGCAGCACCAGACCTTCGCCCCGCCGAAGCGCAGGAAGATCGAGCCGGCGGTGTGCATCACGTGGTGCTGACCGACGAAGCAATTCCGGGTCATCGCCAAGCCAGTGCCTGCAGCGCGGAATCCGTGGGTGCCCTGGGACAGGCTGTCGTCGCTGCTCATGCGGCCTCGCGGATTGCGTTGTCGATGCGGGCGCCGATCCAGCGCACGTTCGGGATGGCCCAGCTGTTGCCGAGGGCCTTGTATCGGGGGCCGTCGACATCCTTCACGCGCCACCGACCAGTCTTCTTGTTCTGCTTCACCTCCATGCCGTCGGCGATGCATTGCTCGGGCTTCTCGTCGGAGCCCATCTTTCGCCAGCCGGCCCAGGAGGGGATGCGGGTGTAGTCGTCGGGGAAGCCCATTAATCTTTCGCACTCCGTGGGTGTGAGGCGGCGGACTTGAGAGGCGCTCATGACCGCCGGCACGAGGTGCGCATTGCCGCCCGGAGAATCGCCGCGACTGCACAGCGTTTGCGCGGTATCAGCCGTGACTTGGTTGTAGGTGTCGAACGCGATGGCGTTCGTGCCTGGGTCCGTGTCGATGGGGCCGCTGATGGGGCCGCTGATGGGGCCGCTGATGGGG